TTTTCGGCTGCTTTAGCTTTTTAAGAATTTCCTTAGTATTATCGAGGGAAGAGCCTAAATCAAACTCTTCACCCCATAAATAATTTACTTCTATCATGCTCATCTATCAATAAAATCTGCGCGGTCTTCCGAAGCCGTTGAGAGTAGGCGGCACCATGTTAGTGTGGCGTGGGGTTTCAGCCGCTACCGTAGGAGCTGTTTTGCTCGCTGTATCGAAAGTAACTTCCTCACGTGGGGGAGCTACCGTGGGTTGTATGTCCTCTTTCCACGGCATATCATCCTCCGAAACGCTTTTCTTAGCTACTATAGATGCCGTGGGTATCGCTTTCTTGGTATCTTCATCTTTATCTTTCTCCAATTCCGCGACCAATTCCTGTAAGCCTTCGTAATTCTTATTGATAACCGCTGCACCTAATACTTTGTAGCCTTTAAAAAGTTCCGGTCGCTTAGCGTAAGCATCCGCGGGATAGTTACTCTGGTTGGTAATCATAATGGAGTAGCTCGTATCTTTAGAACCTGCTACTCCGCTTCTCTTAATCTTAAAGAGATTGTCAGAAAGAGGTCCATACTCTTGCAACAGATCATTCATGGTATTGATATACGCGGACGATCTCTCCCAAATCTTAGGGATTGCGCTCACACTGCCATCTTCATTAGTGACATATTCAACCAATTTGATGTAAAATTTGAATTTAACGGGGTAACCCTCATCACACAGAGGGCACTTACTCTCATCTTCATAAGCACTTCGGATACAATTTACTGCTCTGTTATATCCTCCGATTTTAACTTGGTGAGCTACGATGATGTCAAAATCTTCCTCCGAATCCAACATAAAACGAACAATCGCTTCATCTTTGTCGTTTTTCAAAGAAAAGTAACTCACCTTAGGAGCGACAGGGGACTTTGTTTCTCCTCCATTACCCTGTTTGTTCCTTTCCATAAAAGCTTTAAAATTTATCTGTGCCATAATACCTCCTTGAGCACTACTCTATTTTTTTCAAAATGATTATAACATACATTGCTAACAAAAGCAACTACTTTAAACAACCTCTAAGGCGTCGAATTCTTCTTTTGTAAGATCATTACAATCCTTACCGCGGGGAAGTTTCTTAATTGATATTAGAATATCTTTAGGCATAGCCTTTATAAAGCGCGCCGTGCCTTTATCTCCGGCTTCGTCACCGTCAAAGCATAATGTATAATGTCTAATTCCACTACGCTTTAGTATCTCATATTGATAAGGTGTGCCCGTACCAAATAAAGCCACTGCAGGGTAGCCTAAACTCCACAAGTACAGGCAGTTTATTTGACTTTCAGTAACCATTACATCATGTATGTTGCTCTCTTTTATGAAGTTAAGTAAATATACCGGTTTGTCTACCGCTTTATCAATAAGGAAGCGCTTACCTTCTACAGATCTCTTCGTCAGAAAACGAAGTCTACCATGCTCGTCCCACACAGGAAAGGTGATCATATCTGATACTTGATCGTATCCTATGTGAAATTTATCTACGATTTCGCGTGTTAATTTTCTTTTCCACATATAAGGGTGGTAGTACTCATATTGTTCAAGGATACTCTCTGGCAGATATTTGACGGCAGGTTTCTCTAATTTTATCTCTTGCAGGTAAGATGTTTGCTCGACAAGACTACCTCCGTAATTTTGTACAAGCCACTTATTACCAAAGCTTATATCTGCATGGAAGCAATCCGCAACCATTTTAGGTAAAGAAGCAGTATACCCACAAGCAAGACAGTGACATTTGCCAAATTCTACTTTCGGATCATCAGTTTTGGCAAAAACACTGAAGGAGGGCTTTTTCTCTTGACCCCCTTTGTGAATAGGGCAGTTGGTAAAAACATTATCTCCCACTACTTTGATCTTGGCAAACAGATTGCGGTGTGTTTCAGCTCTCAGTTTCTCCAAGATGTATTTCGGATTTGTATTTATAGTTCTATTTTCAACAATTAAATTCATTAAAACGGATTCTCCGCATATTCATTATAGTCTTCATCAAACTCCTGATGTAAATCTTTACAACTTTCCCCGTTCGTAGCATCGTTTTCCGCAGGGATGTAATTAAAGATACCCTTGTCTAGGTCTATTGCGTATTTTAAGTGCTTACCTGAAGCTCCATCACGACACTTACCTAAGAACAGTGTTAACACATTGTCTTTCTGCTCTAAGAAAATGAGGATGGTTGAATCTTGAGATATTCTATCTGTCTGAGCTACGTGCTCCGAACCTACCCCACCTTCAGTAGAACTTCTGTTTTGCTGTGATACTGCGATTATAGGAATATGCACTAGCGTCTGCAAGGTTTTCAAATCTCTGGAGATGTTACTTGCTCTAGAAACGGCATCTTTTGCTTTGCGATCATCCTCTAATAAGGAATGTTGGTCTATACATAACATATCTAGATGTTCTTTCTCAATGAATGCACGCAGAGCTGATACACCTGCAGGTCCATCTATTTTGTCGGGTGTTAGGACTTTTATAGAACCCGGGATCTCATTATTCAGATTACTAATGAACTTTTTGTAATCACTAATAATGGTCGCATTACCGTGGATGATCTTAGTATTAGAAATATGGGATATCAAAGTATCTGCTCGATATCCTACTTTTTTAGTACTCATTTCACCACTGTACAAGCCTACGTTCAGCCCTTGCTTTGCTGCTGCTATAGCTGTTTTAAGAAGTACCCAGGACTTACCTATACCAGGTCTTGCTACTATGGTGGCTAGCTCTTCTTCTCTGTCCCAGCCACATATGACTTCATCTAACTCGTCAAAGCCTGTCTTGGCAAAATACTTACTTAGATTTTTTGTACGTTCAACATAAGCATCATACCTACTCGTATCCTTAAATATATCTACAGCCTCTAGTACTGTACCCTTGGATATATTCTCCTGAGAGTGGTTGAGAATTTGTATGGCCTTCTCCGTGTCATCTGCATTAAGCGCTTCTCTGACTTCGTTGAATGTTCGAGCCAATGCTCTTTTATTCCTATCTTCAAATAAAGCACTCAGTAAGTACTGCGGGGTTTCATTAACTTCGAGGACGTCGAACTCAGGAAACTTTGATAGAAAAGTAGCCTGATCCGGAATAGTCTTATAGATGTCTAGATGTGCTTTTATGTACGCAAATTCTGCAGAATAATCTGAGAAAAATTCATTATTTATATTGTTTAAAGTGAGTATTGATGCGTCTTTTGTTTTTAGTAAATAATTAATAAATTGTAATTGAATCATTTATAGACCTCTTTTATCCGCCCCTAGGAATTCAATTGTTTTAGACATGTGAAAAATTCTGCTATATAACCTGTCCCCTACAGCAGTTTTTAATTCATCTGCGGACAGGTTTGATGTGTAAATATTTGACTTACAAGAATCGATGCGACTGTTTATCATACTTAGAATATTTTCATTCTCAAAAGTGGTGAGTCCCTTGCTTCCCACTTCGTCCCAAATTACTAGATCAGCATCGAGAACGTTGTCTTTTATATGTTGCACATAATCACTACGTTGGGTAATGTTATCTTTTAATGCGAGTAAAAATCGGGGTACATTTATGAATAGTCCTCTACATGCTTCTGGATCCGATTCGTACCAAATACGTTCAAAGTACTTATTAAGTAACCGCAAGGCCCATCGAGTTTTGCCATTTCCGCAGAATCTCGAATACAAATAGAGATTATCCCCGTTCTTTATGTGCGTCTCTATATTCTGCTCTATGTCTCTCAATTGAGTGAAAGCATTAAGGTCTCGTTTATCAGCATCTAACCTTAGGGGTATGTATCTGCGTTGATCTTTTGTGAGCAGGGCATTATTCTGCAATGCGTCTATTTTAAATAACCTAATGCAGAAATTAGCCTCGGGATCACATTTACCGGAGTGATATTTACCGCAGGAATCCTTTACTGGGCATTCAGCTATATCCATTTAGAAAACCTCCTCACTTAATATTGTGCGTGATTCGGCCTGATGTGGTTCTACATAACGGGCCTCAAACTCACGTTTAAAGTTACGTTCAAAAGAATTGATTGCAAAATTAATATCTCTATACCCGTTTAGAGTAGCTATTTCTAAAATCTTGAGAGCTACATCCAGATCTTTCTGGGAATATTCGTCTACACGTGCTTGGCCTTCCACCACCGCTTTCTTTGACATCCACCCAAATTTAGTTAAGATAGCATCAATCCATTCAGCATATGCGCTAATTAACTCTTGATTGGACGTTTGAATGTTGGTTTTTAAAGCTGCCGCGATGG